GCACTCTCAGTAAAGTCGGGGTACTTTAAATCTACGCCACGAACCCAATACCCTTCTGATCGTAAACGTTTTACCATGTGACTTCCTATGAAGCCGCCTGCACCCAATACTAGTGCTGTCTTCTTATCCATACAAGTTTGAAATAAACTTCATCTTATTTAGTGTATCACACACTGACTGTTTTCGCAATGACCGTATCTAAAATGTTAACAGTTGGAAACCAACCGAGTTCCATGAGAGGCATGACATCAGCACACAACTCATCAGGTTCGTTAGGTGTGTCCTCCTTGATAGGAAGATGACCCATACCCATGGCATTGGCTAAGTCTATTACAGAAGTCATCTGTCCTGTACCTACATCTATTGTTCCTGTGTAAGTGGTAGGAATCAAAGTTGCAATCGCTCTGACAACATCTAATACATGAACCCAATCTCTTTTATGTCTTGTGATATATTTTGCAGTTCCTTGTTTCAACATTTCATATAACATATCATCTCTACTTCCTTCCTCTGCCCATACATTAAAGAATCTCATACCCACACTGTTAGGTGGAGCCTGTATCTCATTTACTTTCTTTGTTATGGCATAGGGATTCTGCCACCAACTATATGCACCAGCAGAACTTGCATACAACAACCTAGTATTATACTTTCTGCAATAATCAAATATGGGTTTAGATTTTTCAACGTTGTTCTCCCAGAATTTATCAGGATTGTCTACACTATCTCTGAGTGCAGCATAGGCTGCTAGATGAATTATAAGATCATAGTCTGCACACCCAACGTCTGCAAAGTCTCCTATGTCATCTGGTCTATCTAGCCCATCAACATCAAAGATGTCACTCAGAAAATCAAAGACTTGTTTGCCAATAAAACCTTTATGGCCTGTTACTAATACTTTCATAATTAATGTAGATTATAGTCAAATGATATACTCAAACGTTGATCATTTGATTTGGAAGTGGTAACGTAATGTTTGAGGTGAGCAGGGAATAAAAATAACATACCTTGTTGTGGTGTGAATGTTTTCTTCCTACTATTCAGATCATCAAAACCAGTTACTTTTGGTTCCGTATTACTATCTATCCATGTATCCTGTGAGGATGTAAAACATATATCTCCACTATCAAATGGCACCTTCGGATAAAATACTCCAGAAAATTGTGTGTTATTATGTTTGTGTTCGTGTATATAATTGCCCTTCTCTTGTAAGTTGACCCATGAGTTTGTCCTTACTAAGGTATGAAACTCACAATCAATCTGTAATGTTTGAATAAAATTGTATGCCTCCAGATTTATCCAATCTCCTAAGAATTTTAATTCTGGATATGATAATACATCTAAAATTGGTTGAGTGGTTTTCCCATTCGGTTTATCATATACATTATAATCTTGTTTAAATTCTAATGTGCTGATAAAATCTACTATTGGTTCTAGAGGTTCAGTAAAATTACTTTGGTACACTGGTGTCGGGAACAATATATGAATCTCAGACATTATGCATCCATACTCTCCATATATTGTTTATCATTTAACCCTGCTGTTTGAACCTGAGTGAGTCCAATACTTCCTTGATACCAACCAGTAGCAATATACTTATCACCAGACAAAGGAGGATTACCTCTATGTAAATGGGTATATCCACCTGGCCATATCAGTACGTCTCCTTTCTGTGGTTTAAATTTTGTCTTCTGATATAAGAATTCTGTTTCTCCGCCTTCTTCTACGTCATTCAAATATACCATCCATGCCATAGTTCTAATATTATTATTGTAATTAAGATTCTCAGCATGAAACATATGGTATCCTTCTGTTGGTGCTGTCTTCTGTAGTAAAACAACTGCACTAACATAATTGAAGTTGGTTAGATATGAAAACTCACTTATATAATAAAATAAACATCCATTTATACCATTCATTAAATCCTTTGCCTCTCCTGGCGAGAAGGCATCAAGACAAATTTGTTTGTCCTTTACATGTGTATATCTTCTACCTTGAACTTGTTCTGCCTTATCCATATAAGCACATAGAAAATCACAGAAATTTGGGTCTATGGACTTAGGAAAGTAACCAATGAAATCATTAATTTCAAAACGTGGTTGTTGCATTTTTTACCAATATTTTAAAGGACATTGAGAAGCAGTAAACTTAACTTTGTTTACTAAGAAACAACCACACTCTCTACAAACATGGCGACTCTCATCAAATCTATTACACTCTCTACATATATCTATTCTTGCTTTCTTTACCTCATTTGGCACTAGTAAGTATCCATTACTTACAAAACCTTTTATGATATCATAAGCTGTCTTAGAGAAGTTTTTTGCCTTCTCTAAGTTAGATGGTTCATCATTCGGTTGTGACATGATCGTGAACGTAACATGGAACTCCAGCAGGGTCTAACCATTTTGTGTATTCAAAATCTTGAATAGCTGTTTTCATCTGCATCCAATTATCACATAGGTACATATCCTTGTAACCATTGTAGTTATTCCACTTTTGGATACGATAATCTGGTTGACCATTATCAAGTGGATCAGGCATCTTCACATACCTGTAAGGGTCATTTTGGCGAATCACTTCAATCATAATAAAATAGTATATACTTTATTATACACAATTTATTATTGTAAGTCAAGCACCATCATCATGGTTCCACATATGTTCTATATCTTTTGCCTGTCCAGAATCAATAACTGGTTTTAAAATATTCTTATCTGGAACTAATGCTATCTGACCATCTGGAGTATCTAATAAGAAACTCTCACCAGCCTGAGCCAGTTCGAGTACCTCATTAAAATTTTCCTCTAGATATTTCAGACTTATGATTTTCATGTCGGTTTTGATAAATCTTCCGATGCTTTATTTGCAGCTTCTATATTTCCTTTTTGTTGCCTCTTTCTCAAGAAAGCCAAGACTTCTTCTGGTTCTGTCAAGTCATATGGTTCATCATCTAAATTATCTCTAGTAGCTGCACCATCTGGTATCTCTTCTTCAACATAAGTCATCTGAGCATTGTCTTCTAAAAGAAGAACATATCTCCAAGATCTTTTTCCATAACCCTTGTTATACATTTCAACAACCATTTGGCCTCCACTTAATCCGCCTTGTTGATCCAACCTATAAGAGAAAGCTCCACTTGCATCTGGTAGATACTTACAATTTTTAATTTTCATTTTCTTCCACCATGCATCCATCACCCAAGGTGACTCCATGCAAACAAAATAGATCTCATCAATATGTGAAGCATCAAGAGGATCTCCTACAATAGTTGTATCCTTGAAATGGTTATATAATTTCTCGTAATCCTTAACCATCTTCTCATCCACTGGGTTGAATGCTCCAACTAGACCTATTACAAGGACATCTCTGCCTGCAAACTCCTCATGCGTGGATTTTCTTACAAGTTTTTTACCAGACTTAAAAAACAATTCAGCATTAGGTACTTGATTCATTTTACTATCAAAAAATTCTATGTGTATTATATATGTAAGACAAGTTCAAACTCTTTTAAGATTGTGGCATCGGGATCTTGGTCTTTTATGTTACAATATTCCAACCATCTAAGAGTTGTTTTATCAGGTTCTTTCAAACCTCTGCCATACAATATGGTGTTGACTCTATCTTCTAGAGTACAAAATAAATTGGCAATATATTCTGATTTTTCTCCTATTAGGTTTTGAATTTCTTGTCGGGTAATCCGTATTTTATACATTTGAAATTCAGTACCATATATTGAGTGAAAAAGGCCAGCAATGACTTCTTCCATAGGTCTGTTATATTGCCATAACATACCAGAAACTCTTAAGGAGTGTGAAAGAAGATCGGAATCTTGGTGTGGTATTTTATCCGTTCCTAGACTCTTCAAATATTCAGCATACTCAAGCATCAAAGTAGTCTTTTCTGTAGTATCTCCCCAGAACATTGCTATTATAGTATGCAGGCTGTCCATTGTCAAGTGATTCTGTTAAGACATCATTGATAAACAACTGTCTTGTCTCTTCATAGTTGGTTTTCCCCAGAGTTGTATGGAGAGACAAGATCTCTCGTGAAAAATTCTCCTTTCCATAGGCGGATACGTCGGCTTTGAGTTCTGGGGACGATCCATAATATTTCTTCCAATCCGATTCGCTAGTAACTCTTCTCTTGCCGCCTCTGGGTTTTCTTTTCTGTACAAAATACTTTCTGCCGATGTACTTTTTACCTGTTGTCTTATTAGTAATGAGGTAGACGTAACCGAAGAAATCATTAATATCGTCAGAAGTGAAAGGTTTACCCTCATATAGCCAGGGGTTTTCGTAATCTCCTCCTTCAACCATTCCATCATTTTCATATCTTCACACTATGTATAACAGGTTTTTCATTCCTTAAAACGTTGTATAGGTCTCTGTTTTCAGAGGCAGACACAGGATAAAACTCAGCACTAGGATCGAATCCATCATACCTTTTTGCTTGATTAATTACAATAGATCCCTTCTCTCCTGATTGTGACCTGTGAAATGTGCCACGAGGTATCAGTAGAGCGCCACTCTGTCTTGTAAGATTAACAAGATGATATGGATACTTCCATTGTAGATTTACTAATTCAAATGTCCTTGACCCTTGAACCACTCTATTATAATCGTCTTGAAAACTGTGAATATAAAATGACTTTGCACCTACACAATCATCTGGTGGTGAGGTGGCAGATCCCTCATGGATTACTAGGTCTGCTGCATTAGATTCTTCAACAGATATGTCATAGAATACAACAGCATCTGTCTCCCTAAAGATTCTATGTTTTATAAACTGGACTTCGTTCATCTGAAATTATCAACTAAATTTTTCCAAACATTCTCAAACACTGGTGATTTAATTTCCTCATCAACAATGTGTTGATTTTCTTCTGCCCATTTCTTGTACTTATTTTCTAATCTCTTTTCTTTAGAGACCCTTCCAAACTCAATTATCTTTTTATTTTTATTGTAAGCAGCAGCCATTCTTGCCTTTTGTTCTGCTCTCTTAGCGGCTTTTTCTATCATAAATTTTTCAAGTTTTGTTTCACTCATTTTAATTTCCTCCAAGTATCTTCCCAACCTGTAACTGATACAACATCTCCTAACTTGTTGTTCAATATTGCATCTGCTAATGGTCTGTCATTGCCTTGTTCTTCCATCCTATCACCATAGAATACAACACCACCATCTTGGAAGTCTCTGATAATCTGACTCTTATCACTTCCCTTACTTGATATATCTACACCTGTTTGTCCACCAACAAATGCATGTAAATCTGGAAACTTCTCATTGAATCTTTTGGCAATGTCTTTTCTCTCTCCTTTTATCTCATCCCAATCACTATACACTAATCTCTCTGTTTGATTTGCTCCTCTACCAACAACACTAAAGTTGACACAGCCTGGTCTTTCTTCTATATGAATACCTGTTCTTACAGGGAACGTACTTTGAAGTAATTCTTCATTCAAATGTTCTCTTGCTTCTAAAGGTAGTGTCCAATTATTTGTGTACACTGAAATGTCACCTTCATAGACATCATTTCCAGCACAATTATACACCCTTTTACAATTACAGTAAAGATGATGTGTAATTTGTTCGATTGTTTTATCTCTGTCACTTCCTGTAACAAGATAAACTTCATTTGTTAAAGCAAAACTGTTGAAGAATATCAAGAAGTTTGGATCAATTTTTTTTCTGCTGGGAGTAAGTGTCCCATCAACATCAAAGATATATTTCATAATATGATTATAAGGTTACTTGATTATTTTGTCAACCTACTCTCCGCCGCCGTTTCCTCCACCATTTCCGCCGTTGCCGTTACCACCATGACCATTCCCATTGCCACCATTACCGTTCCCATTACCATTAGAACCGCCTTTTTTACCATTAGAATCATCTTCTTTGTTTTCTGGTCTTAACATTCCACCATATCCAATCCTGTATCCACTAGGAATCGGTTTGCATTTCTTATCATTGAAGCAGTAATACTGCCCGTCCTTACACTTTTTTGCGGATTTACCCTCCTCAATTACAGGAGTGTACTCATCCTTTAGATGATCAGGAATGATAGGAGAAACATATTTTTCATGTTCTCTTCTCTGCAATAATCTTCTTCCTCTTGCACCAGCATCCATGGCTTTCATAGGCTGTTTTAACACAGATTGTTTCCTTTGTAAAGCCTTTATCATGCCAGAAACTTTTTTTGTTGATGTTGTAGATGGATTATTTCTAACTCCACCCTTCACATAATCTTCGCCAATGAAATTACCTTCTGGTTCGTAAGAACAATTCCACTTACGAAGTGACTTATTGATTCTTGAATCTGGATCTCTTGCTGTTTTAGCTGAAGTAAGTTTCTTTTTCATACCTTTCATTCTTCTACAGAATGATAATCTTCTTTTAGCTGACTTAGATCCTTTCTTTAACTTAGATGGTTTTGTTGTAACCGCAGTCTTAAGTTTTGAGCCTGGATTTGCAGCACGATATGATGCAACACCTTTTGCATTTAGTCCACCTGACTCACTCTTGCCTGCCTTTCTTGTCCATGCTGCAGCTTCACTTTGCATCTCATCCTTTCTTACATACTCCTTTCCACCAGCCCCTATGTCAGTCACTTTAACTTTGATCTTTGATGGATCTTTAAGTTTAATTTTAACCACAGGTTTCTTTGCCTCAATTAGAGGTTCGTATGATGCAGCTAAAACCTCATATGGAGGTTTCTTCATTGGTTTTTCTTTAGCCTTATCTACCTTTTGATTTTTTATGTAGTTACCAAACTTACCATGCACTAATTTTTCATCAAGACTTTCCTTAGTAAGTTTCTTTTTCTTAGCAACTTTCAAATCTTCTAATCTATTCTTCTTAGAAATTGCAATAGCAGCCTGTTGTGCTGAATTTTTTGCTTCACCGACTAATTTTGGGCCACCTGCTTTCTTCTCTGCTGTTGCCTTCTCATTAGGATTCTTATTACCGATGGCAAGATTCCTCATCTTCTGTTTCTTCTGTGCCTCCTTATGTTTCTTAGGATCAATCTCATATGATTCATTCTTAGGGCGACAGTCGTTTACTAACTTACCACCTTTCATTTTCATACCAACTTTTTTATGTGTCTTCCAACATTCCCAAACAAATCCTTCACCCATTCTAGTGTTATGCTGTTCATCAGGTGTATTACTTTTGAGGTTCTTTTCTTTTTGTTTCTTAGAGATCTTTGGCCCACCTATCGGATCACCATACTCATCTCTTTTAACTTCCTCACTTACTTTTCTTTTTTTCTTAACACAGTTTGGATATCTCTTACCAAACATAGTCTTCATACCTTTCTTTTCATATCCAGCCCAACATTTTTCTGTGATGAGTGGTTCAAATTCCTCTTTCTTCACTTTCTTTCTAGGACTATCAGTACTAACATATGTAGGTTTTGCCGCACCTGACTTGGACTGTTGGCCTGGATCTGCTGCCTTCTTTCTTCTTGCTGCAGACTGTCTTTCTGACTTAGACATACTTGCACGTTTAGATGATGATACACACTTAGGAGTACCCTCACCTGGCTTGTCACTAGCACAGGTTCCACCTGTAACTACATTGACCCAACCACCTTTACCATCTTTGGAACTAGATCCTTTGAACCACTTATGTAAAGATCCTTCTTGATGAACTTCACCTCTAGCAATACCCTTCAAGAATTTTTGTGTCTCATTTTTTTGTGTTGGTGTTTTATATTTCTTAGAATACTTATCAACTAACTTACCTTGTTTCTTTGCTTCGCCAGGTCTAGCTGTTATCATATCAGAACTTGGTTTCTGTCTATTATATAACTTCTTTTCCATATCACTGATCTTTCTTTTCTCAGAGACCATTGCTTTCTCTAGATCATCTGCCTGTTTAGCATGTGTCTTAGAACCTTTTCTGAGTTTTCCTACTAATTTTTTTACAAATGGTTTATCATCTTTGTTTAACTCCTCACACTCCATATCCTTTGGTGTCTTAGGAATCATAACAGGTTCAAACATCTTCTTCTTAGCCCAATCATCTGGAACCATAAGGTGTTTGGTCTTAAATGCCATGTGTAGAACAGTGGTGTCAATACCATTGTCCTTAGCAATCTTTTTCATCAACTCATCTACCTCATCATAGGTAGGATAGTCCATCTTCACTAGACCATCTTCTAATTCTTTGACGTAATCTTCGTTAAATGATTCTTTAGTCACTTTCTTCTCAGGTAATCCTTTGTGTTTAGTAGATGCAAATTTCTTTACATCTTTTTTCTTCATGCTGGAAGCAGCTCTTTGAACCTCAAGCGTCTTTTTCCCCTTGAGAGTGCCTTTTTGAGCCGCTCTAACAATCCCGAAGAATCTTTGTTGTTTTTTTGAGACTGCTGGCATGTCATGTACCTAACCCTTTTCCAGATTTCATATTTTCTTTACTACCATATCTCGCTTTTGTTTCTACATACCCCTTTGTATCATCACCATAACCCATCTCTTTGGCATCTGACTTAAGTTTTTGGTTTGCATTATGTTGTTTAAGATACTTACCTTCACCATCAGTCTTCGCACCTTTCACTTTCTTAGGTTGATTACTACCACTTCTCATGATAGCACCCTTACCATACTTGTCTGTGATAGACTTCTTCACTGCATTTAATACAGCGTCCTTAGATTTTGATGCTGGTTTCTTAGTTCCACCCACATCATAACCTGTCTCTTTCTTGAAGCGAGTAGCTTCTTGGAACTCATGAAAGTTTTTCATTACATACTAGTTTGTTGTGATGGTGGTAGTTGATTCACTTGTGGTTTTGGTTTTGGTTTACCGATACTTCTGACTTTCTCAGCAGCTTTGTTCACCACTCCAGCTCCTGCTGATACCGCTGTGTTTTTCACTTGATCCTTCACAGCAGTACCAGCCGCTCTCATCCCTGCCTGAGCAATCTTTCCTCCAGTTTTTCCACCAACTTTAATTGCCTGTCTAGTGACGGCTTTAGTTATTGGTTTAAGTGCTGTCTGTATCATACCAACTTTTTCTAGTTGCACAGCATAATCATTTACATAATTATACTCTTCCTTCTTTGTCTCTTTCTTTTTGTTTGCCTCATGCTTAGGGTTTTTATCAGGATTTTTTAGTTCAAATCTTCTAGAACTATGATGATCTACCCTTTTACCCATACTCAATTTGTAACGAGGAGTCTTCAAAGGTGTCTTTCCATCCTTCTTCATAGTAACTTTCTCGTCTCTATTCTTCCTATGTCCTATTGCACCTGTGTCACCAACACTCTTAGATTTTACAGGGTTAGATTTGTTTCTGGCATATCCAAAGTCTTTTGATCCACCACCTGTTTGTGGGCCACCTTGAGTGTCTAGATCCTTATTTCTACTGACTGATGCCTGCGATAGATTGTATGCGGCTCTTTCATTCTTACCTACACTAGATCCATGTTGCTTATGGTATCTTGAATTTCTTCTCTGTTCACCTTTCTTTTTTGCGATAGCATAAAATTTTTCTGACCTCTTTTGATCTTCATCAAGTAGTGCAAGATCATCTCTCCAATCAGAGAAGTCTTCCTGATTTCTAAAGGCTTTATATCCACCTTTGGCTGCACCTTTTACTGCACCTATAGCGGTTCTGCCTGCAACCTTCGCTGTTTTCAACGCTGCTTTTCCAGCAAATTTACCTGTTTCCAACGCTGCCTTTCCAACAGCTTTAGCAGCTGGTTTAACAACTCTATTCATAGTTGCTTTAGTAACAGCTTTGTCTGCCTTATCAATTCCTCTATTCACTTTCTTAACACCTTTAACAACTGCTCCTCCAACTTTCTCAACTCCTTTAGCAGCCGCTACTAACGCTCCTTCATCTATATCATACTCAACTTCTTCTTTCTTTGAACTGTTACCCCAGTTTGATGCACCAGCTTTGCGACATTTTACTAATGCTCCAGAAGCATATGCAGAAGGCCAAACACTGTAACGTGACTTCACTTTATGATAACATGCATCTTTTGTACCACTACCCTTACCTTTTTTGTCTCCTTCCTGTAGTTCTCCTTCAGTCATAAGTGCATCATACACAGATTCTTGAACACTATGGAGGTTTAATTCACTGATAAATGTGTCAATCATCTCTTCATCAGTCCATCTTTCGATATCATATCCCTCTTCTGCTATAGATGTGATCCAATCATCGAATGATTCTCTGTAATCATCCATCTCCATCAACTTAAGTTCTTCCCACTCTGCTCTATACTTTCCTTCTCTCTTGAACTGAGGGTGATTATCTAATTTCATACCTCTTTTCTTTTCTAATTTTTTCTTCTTCTCCTCTGACTCTTTACCTGTGTTATCAGAGTATCTATTGTCATAAGCCTCTGTTCTACTTTTACTAGTAGGACTAGTGCTATCAAAGTGAGGATTGTTTTTGTATGCATCAGGCTGTGCATCTCTCTGCTTCGTTAACTTCTTTGCTTTATCATCAAGAAACTTCTTCATATCCTTTGTGCCTTCGGACATACCCTTTTTACTTACAGGGCCTTGTGGAGTTGCAGTGTTCTTTACGAAACCAGCTTTACGTTTCTCAACTGACTTAGCATAATTTTGAGACGCCTTCATTCTGAGTTCCTTTCTCTTCTCAGTATTCTCTGGGCCTTTTAACTTAGACGCTTGCATATCTCTTCCCTTGGAAGCTGCAAGTGCTGTCTCAGCAGAAACTTCATAAATTTTTTGGTACGCTTCAGATAAATTCTTGTCCATTTTCAAAGGATACAGTATAGCTATCATAACGTATTTATTATATCAATAAATAGAAGACAGGGACTCTATAATTTTTTAGCTAAATGGCTCGTCAGGGAATATTTACTGGATTCACACCGAATGATGGTCTGGGAGATTCCCTTGCCTTGGGTGCAAGTAAAGTAAACGAAAACTTTACGGAAATATATACTACCTTTGGTGATGGTAACAACCTCAGTGCCAATGCAGGGAGTGCTGGTACTTGGTCAAAGGCAGGGAACTCAGGAATTTATACAGGTAAGAACGTCGGTATAGGTACAACTTTACCTACCGCAGCTCTATACGTTTCTGGTAACGCACAATTAACAGGTATTACAACTGGAACATTCGTCGGAGATGGTTCTGGTCTAACAGGTGTGACCGCAGTTGGTCAAGGTGTTGTTATAAAAGATAGTGGTGTACTGGTTGGTGTTGCACAAAGTATTAACTTAGATAGAAACTTAGATGTTACACAAGCATTTGGTGGTAATGTCACAGTTTCTGCTGCTGATACAGTAGGATTTGCATTTACCTCTGGATTTTCTACTACATCTGCATATGCAAACGTTTCTGGAGTATCAACCACATCAGGAACAGCTGGTTTCGCCGACACGGCAACACTGGCATACAGTGCAAACTTCGCCACAGTCGCTGGTATTGTAACATACGCATCAGCATCTGGAGTTGCAACCAACTCAGGTGTAGCTGAGTATGCAAAGGTAGCTGGTATCGCATCATACGTTGCCAACGCAGGGTTCTCAACCATGGCTGGGTATGCACACACAGCTGGTATCGCCTCAGTCGCACAGAATTTAACAGGAACTCCTTCTATTGTTATTGACAATATCAATTCTGCAATTGGTATTGTAACGATGCCTGGCCAAGGCAGTAAGATGCGTTTTGACTTTGATGCAACAGGTGATATGCCTGCTGCTACAAGTTGGAGAGGTATGTTTGCATGGGCAAACAATACTAAAACTGCATACGTTTCTAGTGGAACCACAATGGGTGGTTACGATGGTTGGAGGAAGATACTTCACCAAGACATGTATGGTAACTACCAGACTGTTGGTGTTGTAACTGCATCTAAGTTTGCTGGTGATGGATCTGGATTGACTAACTTACCATCCACTGATAGTATTTGGAGATCAAACTCTACTGGTATCAACACAACAACTAGTGTCGGTATTGGTACTACCAACACAGAAGGATATAAACTTAAGGTTGTAGGTAATTACAGACTCGCTGGTCGTTTAGATGGTACTGCAACAGATAATACTTTACCTTTCTTATGGTCAACTTATTCATCTCTACCAGCGGCAGGGATAGTTCATGGTCAATTTGCACACGTTCATGAATATGGAAAGGCATTTTATGCTCATAACATAGGAACTACCATTAATGTTACAGTCGGTACAGACACAGTAGGTGGTCAGGTAACAGGTGTATTCTACTTCAATGGTGTAGAAAAACCAGGCTCATTCCCAATCGCAAGAGGCGCCACTTATATCTTAAACCAAGACGATTCAACTAACGTCAACTATAACAGTCAAGAACATCCATTGATGTTCAGTACATCACAGGACGGAGAGTTGGCTGGTGGATCTCATTACATGATGGGTGTCACCTATAAGTTAGATGGTGTTCAAGTCACCATGGCTGGATACGTCAGTGGATTTAGTTCTGCTACCACTCGTAGAATAGAATGGACTCCAGTTGCAGCTGCACCTAACACACTCTGGTACTGGTGCCATTATCACACAGGACAAGGAAATACTTTATCAATTAACAATGAAGGTTGGGTAGAACTTCTTAATAAAAATACTGATGGGACTGTAGGAACAGGAACTGAGAGTTATAGAGTTGGTGTTCTTACTGCAACTACATTCTATGGAGATGGATCAAACTTATCAGACATTGTTGTTTCATTTGCAAACACAGCTGGAGTGGCAACTGTTGCTGCTGGATTAACTGACAAACCAGACATCCTAGTTGATAATGTCAACGCAACAGGAATCGTAACTGCTGGTAGTTTTGTTGGAGATGGATCTGGACTAACTGGTATCACTGCATCTGGTAGTGGTATCATAATTAAAGAGGGCGGAACTCTCGTAGGAACTATTGGAACTGTAAACTTCGGAACTGGTTTCAGTGTTTCCCCTGCATCTGCTGGTGTAGTAACAGTCACCGCATCAGGTGGTGGCGGTGGATTATCTGGTATTGTTGTACAAGAAGAATCATCATCAGTAGGATCTGCACAAACAATTAACTTTGTTGGTTCTGCCGTGACTGCAACTTACAGTAATGGAGTTGCAACCATTGATATGTCGGGTGCGGTTCCATTCACAGGTGCTGCAACTCAGATAACTAACCTTGATATCACACAATATGAGACTGCATATGCGTGGGGCAACCATGCAACTGCTGGATATATCACAGGTATTACTAATCAAAACTTAGGTAGTTTATCTAATGTTTCTAGTTCGTCTCCAAATGCAAACGATGTATTGACATGGAGTGGATCACAATGGGCACCAGCTGCACCTACAGGTGGTGGCGGTGGTGGTATCAATGGTATCACTATCAAGGAAGAAGGAACTAACGTTGGAACTGCAACCAGTATCACATCCATCAACTTTGTTGGAACTGGAGTCACAGCGACTGCAACTGGTCAGGATGCAACTATTACTATCACTGCCGTAACTGGTGGTGGAGGAGGTGGAATTTCAACCACTGGATTTGGAACATATACTGCATCTGCTGGAGTAGAAACACAGATTGATTCATTCTCCGCTGCAAGTTACTCTGGTGCTGAGTACACATTTATGATTGGTCTAGGAACATATAGACAATCACAGAAAGTTCTCGTCATGCATGATGGAACCACAGCGTTCTCACAAGAATATGGTATCATGTTCTCCCCAGAACAACAGGTATCCATTGGAGCAACAATAGACAGTGGTAACGTACAAATTAAGTTTACACCAGAGTCAGGAATCTCTGGACTATCCACATACAGATACATCAAGACTCTGATTCAAGGCATATGATTCATACTAGCACGAATACTCTTGATAGGACAGGGTTGGATGTCAGACCAACCGAAGCCGATGAAAAGAAAGCGTACTCTATCAAATGTTATACCAAAGAAGATTGGGTTTTTATTCATGAAGAACTCAAGAAAGATGGTTCATTAGAGGATAATATTCCTGATCCATCTATTGTTGTCACAGATGAGAAACTTCATAGTGACACTAGAGGAACTTACATGTTGACTGATGCGGAAGCAGAGGATCTAAGAAAACATGAGAGGGTGCAGTTTGTAAATATAGATTATTCAGCATACCCAGGCAATTATGCTCCTGACCCTAGAGATGTAGTTGCTGGTGTGCAAAGATTTGGTAGAGGAACAGGTTCAGTATCCAACTACAGAGCGTGGAATACTGCACCATCTAGACCACCTACATCTCAGGCTGGTATAGGTGCATCAGATAAGAACAGAACTGGATATCAGATACTAAGACATACACAAAAAGAGAACCCTTGGGATGCAACATCCACTGGTTTGAGTGGATCTGACCATATAATAATAGAGACAGAACCAAAACAATTAGGTGATGGCACTGGTGTAGATGCAGTTGTAGCAGATGACGGATTCTGGGTTGCACATCCAGAATTTGTGACAACTGACGATGATCCTGTAGGATGGTCAACAGGAAATGTCTTAACATGGAGTGGTATATCTACAACACCAGGCACATGTGGTGTTCTAGATCTAGTTCTCGATGGGCCATATTATATTGATCCAGACTTTTTCAATAACAATCCATCTCTACTGACAGTGCGTTGGGATGGCACAACAGTCCCTACCGATTCTGCTGCAAGATCATGGTGGTCTGATTCAAGTCAGAGATCAGTAGGATTCTCAACCGTAGGAACTGTATCAGGTATCAGCACATTCTATAGCAGAGCAAGATGTAATGGTAGTAATACCGCAAAGGCAACTAATGCTACTGATCATGGAACTCAGTGTGCTGGTCAAGTATTTGGTAAGAACTATGGTTCTGCATATAATTCTAACAAATGGGTGATCAATAGTATTGGTAGTTACAGTGCTGGAATTAATGATAACGGGCAATTCGATATTCAGAAAATATTTCATCTATACAAACCCAACTGGGATAGACACTCTGCAATAACTGGTAAACAAAATGATACAAAAAACCCCACACTGTCAAGTAACAGTTGGGGTTATAGATCTACTACATGGAATGGTAGTTACTATTATTACTATAGACCATCAACATTAGATGGAACTACAACTGGTGTTTCTTATAGCAGTGGTTCTCAACCAGCTTTCTTTGATCTATACGGAGCTTACGGTGATGGTGGTAGAATGAAAGGAGAGATGGTAGATAACTCTACGACTGAAAGTGGAAAAGAAATGTCAGATGCTGGTGTCATATTTGTATGTGCTGCTGGTAATAGTAATCAAACACAAGCTGCTCCTGGCGATCTAGATTTCAATAACTATTGGGCATCAACTAGTAGTTCATCTCTAGAAACTTCAACTCATACTGAATTTGGATTGAATTGTTATAATACTTTCAATAGAAGAGGGTGGCCACAGTCACTAGGAAAAACTACATCTGGTATTTCTACTGCTGGAACTGAATATGCAGCGATTAATGTTGGTGCATTGGATGATGCGATAGCTAGTACTGGACTAGGTGGTAACACCACAGATTATAAAGAAAGGAAAGTCAACTATAGTGACATGGGGACAGGTATTGATGTTTATGGTGCTGCTGATGATACCCTCACAGCAGACGGAGAAAATACATCTCAAACATACGTTCACCCAGAAACATATAGTGGATTGTCATTGACTCCATATGATATTGACTTTGGTGGCACCAGTTCTGCATGTCCCACAGTTGCTGGATGGATTACTACTAAACTACAATATAATAGAGACTGGACTTGGAGAGAAATTAAGGATTGGTTGAAAAATCAATGTGGTACACAAGATCCATCTAGATTTTACTATGGCGATGATGTCACATCTTTCACTGCAACAACACAGGCATGGGAAGATATGTATGGACTACATCAATATGGACAGGGCCCTGTTGTTATCTGGGATGCTCCTACTGGTTCACCTAATGAACCACAAAAACCTGAGATCAAAATCACAAACTCACCTAATCTCAAGATTAGTGGTGGAGTTGAGATAAAGTTCTCTTAATAAATACTAAAAAAGACTAGCGCAATGGCAGAAAAATCGTTCGGTGTAAAGGATCTTAATATAGTTGGAGCAAGTGGCGACCCAACTATAGAGAGTAACGGCGACCTAAATTTAAAAGCTGGTCAAGTTGCAATTCAAACTAACACCACAGTCACAGGAGTAATTACCGCAACACAATTCAGTGGTAATGGTGCAAACATAACTGGTATCTCAACTTCTAATATCGTAAACTATCAAGTAGGTGGTAGTGGTGGTGGAATTACTGTCGAAGATGAAGGAACTCCCTTATCAACAACTGCAACTACACTAAACTTTGTAGGTGCTGGAATTATTGCATCTGGTACTGGAGCAGAAAAAACAATCACCGTATCTGGAGGTGCTGCAGCAAACAGCACATTTGATACTGTAGATGTTGTAGGTATTGTAACTGCTGGTAGTTTTGTTACTGATCTTATTACCGCAAATGGAACTGGTAGAGGATTCTGTACAAGATATTATATCACTGCAAATGGTTCTTCTTCATATAGTTTTGCTGGGCCTGGACAAAGAAACAGTGTAGGAAATCCAACTCTCTATCTAATGAGAGGATTTACATATATGTTTGAAAACTCTACTGGTGGTTCACATCCATTCCGTATTCAATTTACAGGAACAACTACAGGTGTAGGAACATATGTCAGTGGAGCACAGAACGGAGTACAGATATTTACAATACCACATGATGCACCATCCAGTTATGAATATCAATGCACTGTGCCATCACATGCCAGTATGAAAGGTTCATTTGTAATCCCTAGTTAATATTATGCCATTAGCATTTGGAATTGGAAAATCGAGAGGAGCTGCGTTCGACTCTGCTGTATTTGACTGTAACTATCTACAGTTCTACTGGTGGTGGACTGATGGTAAAGACTTTGATGTTAGATCTGAGTTTTTAAAACCGACTGCCTTGGCAGGACAAGTAGTGGGAACAAATAAACAACCACATATCATAGATGCTGGTGGATCTATCACCTATATGAAGTGGGGAGGAGACGATGCAGAGTCTACTGCTGGATATGAAGGTATATACATTGATGTAAATGCAGTAAAAACCTTACCTGGCGGCATACCAGATAATATCATAGAACTAGACATGAGAGGAACTTGGTATGCAGAATTAGGACAGCAACCAGTAACAGTAAGAGCAAGTGGATATCAAGGTGGAACCATGGCATTGGAGAGAGATACACCAAATGTACCTGGCTACGGATTCATAAACACTGGATATGCAAAGTCCTTTACAGACTTCAAATCATCTGTACCTGTAGTAGTGACATCTGCTGGTCACAGTGAGAACAATGGTCAAAGACTAGCGAGAGTAGTTATAGATTTAAACACATTCACACTAACATTCTTTCAAAACTGATTAAGTATAAATACGGCTGAAAATAGTGGGAAATCACATGAAAAGATTTTTACCTATAATTATGCTTTTGATGGCGGCTCCCATGGCAGCGAGGGCCGATTTAACACACCGTTTGACTACAAGTACACAACTTACTGTAGACAGCGCAGCAACTCAGGCCAGTAGAATTGGCTCAACCTATACTGTAAGTGGTAACAATATCACCGCTGGTACTATGGGTGGACTAACAAAGTCTTCTGGAGATAGTATTACAACTGCGGCTGCTAGTCAGACACAAGGGACATACACAGTTACTACTGCTGGCTCTGCCTTCAGCTTAAGTGAGTCATTCATTTTAGGCGATGCAGTAAATCCAATCGGAACTGGTGTTGACGTAACTTCTGGTATTGTTGCTGACATGCCTGCTTATGGTAGTGTAATCACTCAAAGTGGTGGTGTGGCAGGAAGTCTTGCTGGTACAATTACTTCAGCGGGTGTTATGACACTAACAGCTGGCGGAGCGGGCACATCGGCTACTGGCCAATTTGTCTCAGAAATCTCCATAGATTAGCTTGATATATAATAATGAAGAAACTTGTCACTACTCTGGCACTGTTTTCGCTGGCTAGTCCAGTGATGGCAGTACCAGTGGTGCCAAATTTCCAACAAGGCTCTATGACTTCCCGAACGGAAACCCAATCCACCGTGACGGAGACCATAAATTCAATTGATATGAGGACAGGATGGGAGTATTCCGTGACGGGCACAAACGTTTCAAACAACAACGAAGCGTTGAACCCACCAGTAAGTACATCAACAGTGAACGTGACACCAAGCAGTTCCAGCAGCTCCACAGGAGGAGTAATGGTAACAGGAACCGTAACGAGTTCGTTCGATTCTTTGGACTTTTCCAGCCCAACAAACTTCACGATAACAAATCCAGGCGGAGCGTTCCAATTTACGCAAAGTTATCAAGGGCCAGGCATGACCAACCAGACAATAATACAGAGAGTAACCACCATAAATTCAGTCACAGACACAACTTCAACCTTTACCCAATAGCGTTATGTTTACTATCCAACCTTGCGATTGTCCCTGCCACACTGGCGGAGAATGTAGGGGGTGTGAGTGCAACAGCAAATCCAATAGCAAATAGTTCTGGCTCGGTTACGAATCAAGCTATACAGGTTTTACAGGGCCCATATATAACCAATACTTACGGTGGTGGCGTGCAATGTCAAGGTGCTACCATGAACATAACACCGTACTTACAATTCGCAGATTCAAGGAAAGATCCTTGGATAGATTTTTATAACGAACCACAAT